ACGCAGTTCAGCGAGACGATGAAGATTCTGCCTGTGAGTGAGGACATCGTTACTGACGGGAAATGGATGCAGTGGTATGGGCATCACTCAAAGTCGGCGATAGCGCAGAAGAAGGCAAAGCAGCCGATGATGTTTAATAAAGAGGTAATACCCTATTTCTGACAGAATAACAGGATTTAAAGACATAATAACATAATAACAGGAAACCTACCACCCCCAGCTTGAAGATTGCTCCATGAAGATGCAATCGCCTTCGGGGGAGGAGGGGAGTTGGTAAACCTGAGAACTGAAAAGGAGTGTATTGAAAAAGGAAAGAGATATGGATAATTTCTTTATGAACATATTCAGGAAGCGTGAGGCTCCGATTGGTATTCCTGTGACGACTGACCCCGGCCATCCTTCTAATCAGGAGGCTGTGAAGGGAGGTTCGTTTGAGGAGAACATTGCGTATGTCAGCGACCAGGAGCGTGCGCTGAGGATTGCGACGTACTACCGGTGTATGGAGCTGCGTGCAAACACGATGGCACAGCTTACGCCACAGTACCAACAACTCAACCGCGAGAAGGGCAACTACGTGGAGTATGACTATGGCTATTGGAGAACGCTGAACTGGTTGTTGCAACGCCAGCCCAATGAGTTTTTGTCGGCCTTCGAGTTCTGGCGGCAGGTGGAAGTGGAAACGGTTGCGCGTGGCAATGCCTTTATACTCATTCAGCGAGACATATTCGGAAATCCTGAATCATTCTGGCTCGCCACCAGTGGCAGTTTTGACAAGATCAACAATACCTACCTGTTGACCTACAACGGCGAGGGCGGCGAGTGGTCGCGTGACAACGTTCCGGCCAAAGATGTGATACACGTTGCCAACACCTTCCGCAGACGTGGCAGTATGGTCGGCATGAGCACGCTCGACTATGCCTCGGAGATGCTGACGCTCAGTAAGACGCTCGATAACTCTGCATTAGAAACGGCGGCAAAAGGCGGGCGCATGAAACTCTTCATCAGCGAAAATCAGAACGGCACGGTCAGTCCGATTGCCGCAGGTCGTTTTGATCCAAAGGAGGCACAGAAGTATGCCGATGAGATTAACGACCGTATGTATAGCCGTGACGTGACCGCACTCCAAAACCTTGACAAGATTCAGAACGTGAGCATGAGTGCGGCAGATATGCAACTCTTTGACCAAAGGCAGTTTGGCGTGGCTGAGATTTGCCGTGTGATGGCAGTGCCGAGGTCGTTGGCGATGGACGGTAGCAATTCGTCGTACAAGACACCAGAAGCCGACCGTTTGGACTTCTTGATGAATTGCATCCAGCCGAAGAGGCGACTGTTGGAAGACGAGATGACGCGCAAGTTGTTGACGATAAAAGACTTCGGAAAGGCAAGGATTCACCTGTGCGAACTGCCGCTGATGATGTTCGACTCGAAGGGCCGTGCAGAGATTGCTCAGAAGAAGATTGCGGCGGGTATATCGACGGTTAACGAAGAGCGCAAGGAGTGGGATATGCCAGCAGTCGAAAACGGCGACATCGTGTATATCTCAACGAACCTCATGGAACTGGGCAGTGAGAAGGGCCGCGCCGTCGGTGGCGGCGGAAGGCCGACGGAGCCCACCACCCCTGACCCCTCCTCCCAGGAGGAGGGGAGTAACCCCACCCCTGACCCCTCCCCAGAGGGAGAGGGGGATACATCCACCACCCCTGCTTGAAGATTGCTCCATGAAGACGCAATCGCCTCCCAGTAGGAGGGGAGTTGGTAAACCTGAGGAATGAAGGTGAGGGTGTTATGAAATGGATTTTTAACAAGATATGAAAATGGATGAAAAGAAGCAAGAAATCAGAAGCATTGAATGCCAGCTTGCCGTTAGAGAAGCTGGTGAGGATGCGCAGGGCGAGTCTTCACGAACCATCGTCGGAACTGCCATCGTCTTCAACGCCGAGTCAGAGGTATTGGATGACTGGGGCTACCGATTCAGGGAAGTGATCAAGCCCGAGGCTTGTACGATGGAGTTTCTGAACTCTCAGGACATCAAGATGAACATGCTTCATGACCGTGGCCTGACCGTTGCCAGGGCAAACAAGGGTGCCGGCAGTCTGCGTCTGAGTGTGGACGAGAAAGGTGTCAATTTTGAGTTTGAGGCTCCGAAGTGTGATATTGGCGACCGTTGCCTGGAGATGGTTCGTCGCGGTGATTACTCTGGTTGCTCCTTTGAGTTCTACCCTGAGGAATACGATGTGGAGGAGCGCGAAGGTGGCAAGAACGTGAAGATTATCCACAGGAAGTTCCGTGCGCTCACAGCCGTTACCATCGGCATGGACCCTGCATACAGACAGACGAGCGTGAATGCTCGTGAGCTGTGGGAGCAGAACCATCAGGAGAATGAGGAGGAGAAAGCCAAGCGCGAGGCTCAGGAGACGAAGGCCCAGGAGGAGCAGGAGCGCAAGGAACGTGAAGAGCGCGAGCGTGAGGAGCTGGAAGAGATGATGGAGCGTGAGCGTGAGATGATGGCTGAGCGTCGTCGTCAGCGCGACCGCAGACATGCTGATATGATTGAATTATTTTATTATTAACCCCTAAAACGTTTTAGAAATGGGAAAAACAAAATTTGAACTCCAGAAGCGTCATCAGGACATTCTGGTACTGCTCGACAAGATCGAGGAAACCGCCAACGCACGTGAGGAAGGAAAGCGTGCCTTCACTCCTGAAGAGCAGGAGAACTTTGATTCGCTGCTGCGCGAGGATGCCGTTATCGGTGCCCAGCTTCGCGGTATGGCTACCAATGCTGAGTTGGCCAAGATTCAGGAGCATGTGGACATGAGCGCACAGCTGCGTGAGTATTATCAGGACCTGATGGCTCACAAGCGCAGCGACGTGACGCTGACATTCGTGCCGAAGACCACTCCCGACGGTTCGTCTGTAACCGAGTCTGGTGCCGTGACGCTGAAGATCAACGAGGTGATGGATACCAAGCTGGAAGGTCTTGGACTGCCCAGCACCGTGACTGTGCTGACAGGTGTTACCGGCGACGAGGTGTGGCCCGTGAACATCAGCGATGCCGAGATGGAGGAGGTTGGCGAGATTGAGGTCGTGAATGAGCAGGCCATCAACTTCGACAATGTGAAGGCTATCAGCCGTCGTGTGTCGCTGGCTATCGGCGTGTCGAAGAAGGCTATCAACTTCGCTGCTTTCGACCTCTATGCTTTCATCATCTTCAAGATTCGCAAGGCTCTGGCCGTGTACTTCGCTAAGAAGGTGTACTCTCATGCTGACTGGAACGGCAACAAAGGCCCGTTCTCACTGGTTGACGCTCAGACTCTCGACCTGTCGAGTGGTGCTTTCGAGAAGATTCTGATTGCTGCCGCTGCCTTCGCTGGTGAGGGCTTCGAGGAGCAGCCTGTCTTCACTATTGACAAGTACACCGAGGCTAAGCTGAAGGCTACGCTGAAGAGCCCTGGCGTTCCCGGTTACATCATCGAGAACGGTCTGCTCGCAGGCTTCCCCTACACCACCTCTGGTCACATCAACAAGACGCTGGACACCAACGAGTATGTTGACGATACCGACGCAGGCGGTTACAAGAAGCACTTCATGGGTATTGGCCTGTGGGAGTATTTCGCTCTCCAGCAGCATGGCCCTATGGACCTGACGACTGACGCTACCAGTGCTGCCGTTGCCAAGGCTGCCAAGGTTGTGTCGGTGTTCTCGACGGAGATTTCGATGACCGAGCTTTCGAGCAAGATCAACGGCAATACCAGCGGCAAGCCGCAGGCATTTGCGCTGTATGAGCTGAGCTTCTAATTTAGACGGTTAGACGGAGAAACGGAACCCCACCCCCGACCCCTCCCCGAACGGAGAGGGGAGATAAAGGGAGGAAGGAGTAAGGAGGGAACCACCCCTACCCCTCCTTCAAGAAGGAGGGGAGTAAAGAATGGGAATGCCCCTCCAAACCCCTCCCCCGACCCCTCCCCGAACGGAGAGGGGAGATAAAGGGGAGGGGTTTTTTGTTTAACATGATAAAAAAAAAAGGAACTATGATTGCCGAAAAGAATGTAACGATCTGCGGGAAAGAGGTGGCGATGCGCTACTGCGCTGCTGCCGAGACGGGCTATGAGACCATCAGTGGACAGTCGGTGGAGGTGTTCGTGCCTGAGATTGAGAAGGATGATGACGGGAACATCGTGAATATCAAGCAGCTGGCGAAGGCGAGTGACTATATACGGCTGGCTTTCGCAGCTATCATCGCTGCGTATGAGCGGAAAGGCGAGGATTCGCCTGTCACTGCTGAAGACATTCTGTATGATGCCAGTCCGACGGAGGTGAACGACCTGATCCTGACGGTGGTGAAGTTGAGAAACGAGTGGTATGAGGTGCCGAAGGTGATAAAGCCGGAGTTTGTGGCTGACGAGAAGCAGGAGAAAGGGAAGAAGAAAAAAAACGCGACACCGCCCACGACCTCTTCCAAGAGGTAGTGGGCGAGATAGGCCGCGACAGACGGGAATATCTGTATGAGATGTCGTGGCGGGAGATTCTGTTGATTATTCGTGGTTATAGACGGCGGAACGTGCTGCTGTATCAGTTGCAACGGCTGACGGCCTACGGTGCGCTGTTTGCAATGAGCGGCGACAAGCAGCAGAAAGGGCCTGAGGGATGGATACCGCTGTATGTTGACAGGTATATCACGGAGGACGTGCCGGTGATCAGCGAGGAGGAGGAGAAAGAGATGCTGGAGGAGATTGCGGCACTTAATAAGACAGAATAACAGGGTTATAAAGACATAATAACATTTAAGACATAATAACAGAATAACAGGAAAAGACGGATGGACGGTTAGACGATTTTTTAGACGGATAGACGGAGAAACGAAAGTTTTGACAGATAGACGGAAGAACGACTATAGACTATAGACTTTAGACGGTTAGACGATTTTTTAGACGGTTAGACGGATTAAGTCGCTACCACCCCTACCCCTCCTTCCCGAAGGAGGGGAGTAAAGGCCTCCACCTAAACCTCTCCCCCGACCCCTCCCCGAGCAGGGAGGGGAGACCAACCACCCCTGCCCCTCCTTGAAAGGAGGGGAGTGATGAAGAGTAAACCCCTGACGGATAGTCGGGGGTTTTGTAGTTGAAAAATGATGAAAAGATATGAAATGGCTTAGTTTGGGAGACATCAAGGCGCAGCTGAGGATGGAGTCGTCGTTCACATTGGAGGATGACCTGCTGACGATGTACGGAGAGAGTGCTGAGGAGAGTGTGCTGGCGATATGCCGTCGGACGTATGAGGATTTGATAGAGGAGTACGGCGGCATGCCGAAGCAGCTGGTGCATGCCAGTCTGCTGCTGGTGTCGTTGAGTTACCAGTATAGGGAAGCGGTCGCACCGAACAACCTGTATGCCGTGCCTTACAGCTTCGAGCTGATGGTGAAGCCATTTATGCGGCTGAGTGGTGGTGATGAGGATGCGGACAGTTATGCCCAGCCCACGCTTGGCAGCGACGTGAAGATTGTGTTTACCGCCAACTTGCCCGACGGACTGAAGTTGATTGATGTTGATTTCAAGGCCACTGCCTATAATGACTGGAAGAAGGATGTGAAGGTGGTGTTTAACAAGGCTGACTGCCATGCCATTGGCGACGGCACGAACTATCTGGTGATGTTTAATTCAAATCAGCTGGGCGTCGGCAAATATATGTTGAAACTGGAGATGGATGTTCCTGACAACGACTATGAGTCAGGATATAGTAAGGAGGTAGTGCGGATTGATCCGAAGATTTACGTGAAGGGATGAAGGGACCGATAACGGGACAGGGCTATGCGCAGGTGGCAGGCGTGACCGCAGCTGCCATGTGCTTGAAGCCTTCGGTTACAGCCAGAGGCTATGGCATGCGTGGTGTCGGTGCCGTGGGTACAGCATTTGAGACTTCGGACAGGAATATCGTCAACGTGCGGAAGTACCTTGTTGTCACTCCTGAGACACCGCAGAGTCTGATGTGGGTTGTGCCTGGCAACGAGATCAGTTACTTGGTGGAGTCGAACACGGACTGGAATGTTACTTAATTATTCACTAAAAATAGATAGACTATGGCTTATGCATCATGGCTCGTACCGAGCAAATTAAGTGGTAGCGGTAACGATACTGTTAATGTGACCGCAGGTAGTAATAACACTGGAAGAAACGCCCGCACGACAAACATGACGTTCAAGGCAGCGAACTGCGAGGACGTGGTTCGTGCTGTGTCGCAGGCGGGCAAGCCTGAGTTCGTGACGATTCAGAGCACGGCAAGTGTGGCGAAGAGCGGTGTTTCGACACTGACGATTTCGGGCACGTCGAACAGTTCAAAACTCACCTTCTCGCTGGGCAGCGGTGGTACGCTGGTACTGACATTACCTTCGTCATACACCGCAAACAGCGTGGCGACGAACAACGGCGCGGCTATCACGGGCGACCCTGGAGCCACGCAGGAGTTTGCTTACTCCATCGCCTTTACATCAATAGGCGAGAACACGTCTGTCAGTGCTTTGACGGCACAGTTGATTGTGGAAGATAACGCTGGCAATACCGCCACTTGCGCTATCACTCAGGCTGCTGGCGATGCTACGCTGAGTGTAACGCCCGCAAGCGTACAGCTCGATTGGAACGCATACAGCGAGTCAACAAGCGCAACGTTCACTGTTACTTCGAACACCAACTGGACTGTTGAGTAATGGCTACAACGACGAAGACATGGCCGACAGGTGGAACCGTTACCTTGACCTACGGAGGTCAGGGCAACGGAACCATCGTGGTTACAGGCGACGACAACCCGACGGATGCCGCAAGGAGCATGACGGTTACCGTTTCAACCACCGTTGGCTCGGTGTCGAGGCAGGTGACGGTCAGTCAGGCAGCAGGGCCGAATTTCAGACTGAAGGACGGCAAGGCGTTTATTCCGAAGGGTAGCGATTTCTTTAATGTTAAGACATAAATTATGGCAGTATATACAAGTATTTATGACGGAGCAAACGTTGATGCGAGCGTAGGTAGAAGCTATGTTCCTACCTTGAACGCTGCGCCTACGAGTTCGACGCTGACGTTCACGCTGAACAGCAACACCGTGAACTTTGAAATTGGTCAGTTTGCGAAGGTGGCTGTGACTGGAGGCTACGACTTTTACCAGTTGCAAAACATCAGTAGCGGCTCGGCGACGTGGGAGCAGGTGGAGTATGGAGGCTCCTTGCCGAGCAACGTTGCCTACTTTTCGAGTGACAGCGGCGAGGGTGTCATTCCTTCGGATGGCATACGCGCCGAAACCGTAAGTGCAGGGGCGACTATCTCAGTCAATCCTGACGTGGTGACGGTTGTTAGTGGTAGTGTTGGTACGGCGGCTATCACGCTTCAAGTGCCGAGTGATAACTTGGCTCATGTGTGGGATATACTGATGACCACAGGGAGCAGCGTGAGTGTGACCTTTGCCACTTCGACGAGTGCTACCATCAAGAAGCCTGAGAGCTTCGCCGTCGGTGCGAGCAAGGCGTGTGAGATAAGTGTTATCGGTGTAGGAACGACTTATTACTTGCGTTATGGCGAGTTTGCTTAATCTGAGCAGTAGTGCCTTGATGGATAAGTTCCTCACAAAGCAGGACGTGACGCTCTCGTTTGCGAGCGCATCCGTCAGTGCGCTGACCACCGACGGAACGAAGGCTGTTCAGTCTGTGACATCAAGCGTGCAAGGGCTGACCTATACCTATACTTCATCAGATACAAGTATTGCTACGGTTAGTGGAAGTACCATCACCATCCTAAAGAGTGGAACTGTTACCATTACTGCTTCGTTTGCAGGAAATGAGAGTTATAATCCTGCCAGTGCATCATATAGTCTTGTTGTCTCCAAGGCCAATGTAACCTTGTCCTTCACCAATGCGACGGTGAACACCACCACCTCTACCTCTACGATGAGCGTGCAGGCTGTCACTTCAAGCGTACAAGGCTTGACGATAACCTACGCTTCGTCTGACAGTTCGGTAGCTACCGTAACAGGAACGACGATTACCATTGTGGATGTCGGCTCGGCAACCATCACTGCCTCGTTCGCTGGCAACGACACCTATAATCCTGCCTCGGCAAGCTACTCGCTCGTCGTGGCTGCGGTGTATGACTTCACCTACACGGGAGCCGTACAGAGCAAGAGTCTCGCGGCAGGAACATACCAACTCGAAGTTTGGGGTGCTCAGGGCGGCACGCAGGGAACTACCAATGGTGGCATGGGCGGCTACTCTAAGGGCGAGATTACGCTATCGGCAACGACTACGGTATATATCTATGTTGGAGGTCAGGGAACTGGAAGCAATTCTGCTACAGCCCTCTCAGGCGGCTTCAACGGCGGCGGCGGTGGCTATGGCGGCGCAAGCTACTACTTCGGAAGTGGTGGCGGTGGCTCTGACATCCGTATAGGCACTGACTCGCTCTATGCCCGCGTGATAGTGGCTGGCGGTGGCGGTGGCTGTGGCTCTCAGAGCACATCATCTTCCCGTCGCTACGCAGGCGGCTACGGAGGCGGCTCTACGGGTGGCACGGGTAGTCAGCGCGGTACAAGTTATCGTGGCGGCACAGGCGGCTCACAGAACGCAGCAGGAACATCGTACAACGGCTCTACCTCCAACCCGACGAACTACGGCGCTTCATCGGCGGCTTTCGGCACGGGCGGTGGACGCACGTCAGGCACTAACCGTACCGCTGGAGGCGGCGGCGGATGGTATGGCGGAGGATGGTCGGCATCAGGCGGTGGCGGCGGTGGTAGCGGCTATGTGTATAGCAGCTCGACGGCCTCTAACTACCCGTCAGGATGCTTACTGAACAGCAACTACTACCTGTCGAGTACGAGCAACCTCGCTGGCAACTCATCATCTGTTCCCAAGACCGACGGCACGGGTACGGAGACAGGACACAGTGGCAACGGCTATGCGAGAATCACAAAAATATAACCCCCTCCCAGCCTCCCCCGTGCGGGGGAGGAGATGGGAGTTAAAAGGGAGTAAGGAGAAAAGTAGTAAGTATTAAATCAAAAAGTACATATTATGCCTACAACACTAACAAGCAAATTTTTGGAGGATGGGAGCGGAACAAAGTACGCGCCTATTACCACCCCCAATGCCGTG